CTTGCCCGTGTGTCCATTTACGGCAATCAACCACGAAGCCTTCCTGCATCATTGCAATATGCTGCAGCTCCTCACGCTGCGAGTCAGGCAGTAAGAGGAACTCTTCAAAGGTCAGTTGAGGGATTTTCATTTTATTACATTTGACGTTTCTAAGTTCTTACCCTTGTAAACAAAGATAAGATTGTGATAGAAGTGGATCGAAATTATATTCTTATCGAAGTATGTTTTTTCGTATTCTCGTATCGGGTATTCACAACTATTCATGCAATCTGTCAAAGACTTAAAGAAGTTCATTATGGTGTATTCCGTATAATCAATTGAACCGCCGTACTCTTTCCAATAAGATGTCTGGGTATCTTCGATAACGTAGATACCACCATCTTTTAGCAAAGGAAACAGCGTTTTGAATGTCGTAATTACATGACTGTTTACATGACTGCCATCGTCAATTATAACATCAATGTCTCTTATCTGTGAACAAACATTATTAAGAAAGGAAACGTCCGTTTGGTCACCCTTGAATATCCTTATCCTATCCTCTGCGTGCTTTGACTTGTCGTAAATGTCAACCCCAAAGATCCTACCCTTTGGAAAATACTCTTTCCACATTCGCAAAGATTCACCCCCTGCATTTATGTTATCGTCTCCACCTACACCAATCTCTAATAAGTTGATAGGATTATTCTCGTACCGTGACAAGTGGAACATATAAGGGGCTGCGTAATTATGCCCGTTTACCTTGTCCGTTCCGTGTCGTAATCCTATTGCATTTAAATCCTTCATAGTTCTAATATTTTAAGTTTTGGGTTTTGGGACAAATATAGCGAAAATAAACCTTCCAAAAAGAACGTGAAAGCCTTGTAAGGTTTGCCTTGACGGTGTGGCTCTTCGGCTTCGTACAGCTCTTTTACTTCTTGTATCTTGGAATCACGAAAGAAAGATACGGCCTTATTCAGATAATTGGTGCAATAGTCATCAAAAACTTTTGGAGTTGCTATCCAGTAGTTGCACCAACAGATTTGATTAACCGGGTATTCGTAGAGCTTAAAAGGAAACAGGTTATAATAATCTGCCATCTTGCACATGTCAGTAATGGCCTTGCAACCCTCCCTGACGTATGGGTGTTTCTGAACGCCGTAAATCTTTGGTGAACCTATAATGACATCATATCCGGGTATTTTGAATTGCTTTGATGTAAGGTTCGTCTTCTCCTTAAACCTCCAAGAAAGTACCCCTACGTACTTTGACTGCATCCATTCCCTGCGATGGTTCAGCCAAACGGACATAATAACGTCGTTCTCGAAGTTATGTGTCGTACCCCTGTTGTCGTAAGGTATGAACCCACCGTCCAAACGTTCCTTGCTCTCTTCGTTGTACCAAATCTGATAGATGGTGTAATCTTCTGAAAGCCTTCGTTTCGGAAGCTGGGTTTTGTCGTAGTACAGTTCCTGGTACAGGATAGGACGCTGACGCATTAGTAACGCTTTCTGGGCTGGTGTTGCCTTTTCTGAATCTATGTACTGGCCGTCTATGTAGATTATCATGCTGAAATTCTTGAAATGACTCTCTGAACTCCATTTGTAAACGCATATCCAGCCGCATCCAGTAGATGGTTGGATTTATCTATCGGGGTTTCTGATTTCTTGTCAGACCAAACGTACTGCATTAATTCGTTCTGAAGGTTGACAGATTCAGGTGTTATGACCAAGTGATACGACTGCATTTTCTTGATCCTATCCACCACACGCCACTTCTCGCACTTGGTGATATTGAACTTTTGCCCAAGGTCTGAAATCAATCTATCCTCAGCACAGTCAGCAATGATATGTTCTCTACGTCCGACATGATAGGATAGTTGGTTAATCAGCATATCCATTGACTGGCCGTTCTTGTAGAAACATTCATGCAGATAGACGGTTTTATTCTTTTCATCGACTGCAATCTTTACAAGTGCGTCAGGGTCTGACGAAAAACCGAAGTCCAACCCAAAACGATACGGCAATAGGTCGTTAAACGCTCCTACCTCCCAGTCGGTGTAAATTGCGCCTTCAATCTGCCCGTACTCACCAAGGCCGTAAACCTTCCACCAGTTCGACCAATAGCCATAAACCCCACGTGCTGCCTCTTCGGATGCTTTGCGTTCGCCTATTCTGAACTCTTCCTTTTGGGTTTCTGAAAGATTCTCGTAGTTGTCCTTAAACGTGGAATGAATTGTACACACATCTTTACGTGAGTTTATGTCGTAACCTTCCGGATCATCTATCCAAAACTTAACAGATGGGTTGTAATCCACCAGGGTACATTCGGTTGTACGCTGGATTAACTGATGGACAATATTAAACGGCATCTTGTTGGCTTCGTTCAAAAATAGAATATCCCTGGCCGCCCCCAGTGCTTTGCCTAAATTGTCAAACGAAATAAACTCATGGATCGTGTTGCCGTAGGTGTAGATATACGGGTCTTTGGTTCGGATCATGTCTGGAATGATACCACGCTCATTCAGGATGTTATCATAGTCACGTATTGCACCGCCTTTTAAGTGTGGGATTGAAAGCCCTACCGTAGTTATAACACGCTTCTTTGGCTTCTGTGCTATCAGGTCCAACAGTTGAAGCTCTCCGTAGGTCTTTCCCGAACGTGTACCGCCCCGATTTTCAATAAATCCGTAGCCCTTTGCGTAGGCTTCAGCGGTTTTTATGAAGGTCGGTGTGTACATAATGTGTCAATTTTGTTTTTCGTTCGGCGGGCCAGTCTTTATGTTGTTACAAAAAAAGCCGATAATGTTTTAATCTGTTACTCTTTTGACAAAACGGATTCCATTATTGCTTTCTCGTGATCGTTGCGGACAATGATTTGAGTCTGTTTTAGTTCTTTGCCGTCTGAGGTTACATCTAGTTTATCACCGTACTTCTTTGGATTCATGCGAGCCACAACCCATTTCCGTGCATCAACCTTTAACCTGCGGTGTTCAATCATATCTCCGACCCTTGTTTCAACGTCGAAAGCATCACCTTCAACCCCATCGACTTGAATAGTTTTCTCTTTTCTAGAAACGCCTTCCTCTGTGGTGTCGGCAATCTCAATTATCTCTTCAAACAATACGTCAGAACGGACAATACGCGCATAGTTGTACAATGTTTCGCGCTCTTTCTTATCCGTTATCCATTTATAAAAAGTCACTAGATTTATTTCAGACGCTTCTACGGCTTTATTGAATGATAGGTGGTCTTCTATGACGCTGTTGCAGATTGAAGCGAATATAGCGTCTTTCTGATCGTCTGTATAGGTTATTCCTTGTGCCATAGTTTTGATGTTTGTTTGCAAATATACAACCCTTTACCCTATTTTGTAACATTAGATACAATTTATTTTCCTAAACGCAAAAAAGCACAGTGCTACCCGTGCTTAAATTTCCTACTTCCTATTCTCTCCTGTCACGGAAACACCATGTACGAATCCGTGCATTCGTTCATCTAAGGTTCGAAATACTTTATAGTGTACCCCTCATTTCTTTAATTGCCTTATCAGCCGTTTATCAGGCTTTATATGCTTTGCCCGTTCAAACCGATCCAGTTCGTCCGACAAACCTTTCAACTTGTCGTAAGAGAACCGAATCATCCCTTCATCATTTCGCTCCTTTGCCAGTTTGTATTCGTTTGTCCAATACTCATACGTTCCGACATTGTACTTGTTAAGTTCTTTAGTCTGGGCATCCAATATAGTGCATAGCATTTTTGGAAGGTTTAAAAAATCGGATTTGCAGTATTTCTTTACAGTTCGTACCATCCGTATCTCCTTCCATCTTGCGAGTTGCTCACGTAGCCATCTGTTTTTCATAACTTTAGGGTATTATAATGTTTGCGTATTGCATTGGTTTTTGGTGTATCATTTCGGTCAAAACTGATTCACGGCAAGTAAACGTTTTTATCTCTCTGTCGAGGTGTTCTGATTCGATATCGTATCTCCATTTCCCATCATAGAAATGTGCGTCTTTAATTTCACAGACTGAAGCTGATCCTCTTTTGTGGATATAAACCTTTTGCCCTATTGAGAATTTAGGCATTACAAATGCTATTGGGTTTGGGTTTATATGTAGCTTCATAGCTGTACGCTTAATTCTTGGCCTGTTAAATCGAATACCAAGTTCTGTAATTCGTGCAAACTTCTTAGATTAACGTTTTTTGCAGTGTCATACCCAGTATAGTACCACCTGAATTGAAATGCTTTCTCGTAAGTCGATTCCCACAATTTCAACAAAAGGCTATTATAGGTACATCCCTCACGTTCAAATCCGCATTTCAGAAGTATCTCCTCTGTTAGCGGAATCGGGAAAACGTACTTTATGAATTGTGAGCAATTTTCGTAAAAGGTATTCGGCTCTTGATTAAGGTTTTCAAGGCTTATACTGAATGTTGGTTTGCAATCAAGCGGGGTTAAAGCGGGTGATATGCCTCCAACGACCAAAGGCACGTTTAATAACTTTGGATGATATTCTGGATTCACCACTTGGACGATGTTCCCTATACGAAGTTCATTTATTTGTATCATAGTCTTTCTTTGTACTAAGTTAAGTATATTTCGGTTAAAATCAAAATAATCAGTGAGTTAAATATCAGAATCGCTTAAATTAACCGTGCCCAATCTCCCGACTAAGCACGGTTTTCTCAACCTTAAAACTAATATATGAAATGGTGTAAAGATAGCATAGATTTTGGAAAGTGGGCCAATCTTCTTCGTTTTCTTCGTACTCGATTTCACTCCGTGCATCATTGCTCGCCTCGTAAAACCGTATAGCATATTCATCATCAAACTTTTCGAACCCTTCTTGTCTTCTTTTGTCTGATCCAAAAACCAATTCTGATTCGATCCTTATTCCGTCAATACTCGTAGAGACAGACATAGGAAAGCCATCTTCGTTTTCGGATTCAATGGTTACTAAGACTTGGTTAGAATCCATCATGTCAAATATTTTAGCAAATATCATAGTCTTTTTTGTTTTAATTTATATTCAGAAAGTTTTGGTTCGGGTTAATCGGCTTTGACAAAATGATATGGACGCTGTGTTTGGCTTAATGAACAATAAACATTTTCACACACTTCATAATCATTCAGTGAACAATGGCTATTGCAGTTATCTTCAGTGTTAAATCCTTCATCAATAACAGCCAAATGTCTTTCACCGTTTTCGAGTTCAATAATGTCACCTACTTCTAAGTGTTCTAGTTTCTCAGTTTCTTTGTACGTTTTCATAGCTTTTTAAATTGTTCGTTAAATAATCACAGTCGTTCCTACCATGCTTAAATCCTCTTTGCCCCATTTATGGCATGGTTTCGTTTCAGAGTACCGCCCTTTGTGGGTTGGCTTGTTTTCAGGCGTTTTAATGCCTTCAAATTCATTAGACGTATGTTTTACTATTATTCTG